GGAAGCAGCCTGCGCCGAATACGGCCTGTCGCTGGGCACCGCGTTCCAGGTCATCGACGATGTGTTGGACTATGAGGGCGACGCTGCCGAAATGGGCAAGAACCTCGGCGACGATCTGCGCGAAGGCAAAGCCACGCTGCCGCTGATCTTGGCAATGCAACTGGCCCCAGAGCGCGATGCCGCCATCGTGCGAAACGCGATCGAGTCGGGCAACACCAACGACCTAGAAGCCATTGCGGCGATTGTTCGACGCTGCGGCGCCTTGGAACGAACCAAGGCCGCAGCAGCGGCTCAAGCTCAACAAGCCATCGACGCGATCAGCGCTTTCGATACGAATCCGTACACCGACAGTTTGCTAGAATTAGCGGCTCAGCTTCTGCAGCGACGATCCTGAATCAGCAGTGTGGTTGCCGAGCATCGGGGTGTAGCTTAGCCTGGTAGAGCGCTACGTTCGGGACGTAGAGGCCGGAGGTTCGAATCCTCTCACCCCGACCAATAAAATCAATGACTTATGCAAAGTCACCCGCTGCGGTGGCTTTTTCGTAACTGCAGGGTAACTGCAGAAGGCGCCTAGACCTTCACGCGGTACGGCGGGTGCAGCATCAAGAAACCGGGCACGCCGATCAGGTCGCGCATCCCCAGAAACTCGATGTCGTTCATGCACCAGGTCAGGAACTGGCGGGGATCGTCGGTAGTGGGGCGGCATGCCGGTGTAGCCTTGCTGCCGGCGCGCCAGGGCGTCGATGACGACGGGGGTTCTGCATGAGCCTGCTGCCGGTCTGCCTGGCGCTGCTGGCCGCCGGTCTGCCTGCACGGGCTGCTGCGGCGAGGGTTGCACCATGGTGCCGGGCATGTACGAAGGCCTTCTGGCAGGCGGACAGGCGGCGGCAGGGTCAACTTTTCAATTGCGGATGCGTCAATTGAAGGATAGGCCGTAAGCCGCGCCACTGCTAGGTTTTTGACTGTCTCAGTTCGGCACCCACCAACAAACCTACCAACGCAACGTAATCCTTAGCCTGTTCGTACGTCTTGCCGTTGCCGAACCCGGCAGCTTTTGCGGCTAGGTCGCCGGTACAACAGGGCTAAGAAGGCGGTAGGCAGCGTCAATCAATACACGGTTGCTAAGGATCAAATTGAGCCACAGCAAACCACCGCCGAAAAGCTAGCCACCGAGCACGGCGTCAGTCCTGCGACGGTGAAGCGTGCGGGGAAAACTACCTGCGAGCGCGCACGTAAGGCAGACACGCAATCGCCGCCTTAACCCGAAGCTTTGGGCTGGCGCCCTCGGGGTCATTGGCCACCCACATCAGGAACTTCATCGGATCATCGAATCGCGGGTTTGGGTCGTAGCCGTTCAGGCGCCGCTCGATCGCCGCTTGAATCTCAGGCAAGGCCCGTAGGCGGCTGGCTGTGCCCTTGGCCTTGCTGGGTGCGTATCCAGCCTGCCGGGCGGCTTCAGCGCCGCTCAGGCCGGCTGCAATACCGTCTGCGAAAGCTCTTTGACGTGGGAGCAAGCGGCTCATAGGTGCCCTTTTTGAATCACCGGGGAGATATTTTTTGCGCGTGAGGAACCGGTCGGTTTCCCGTCTAACGCCTCTCCAAGTTTCTGACCACCCCCCGGTGCATCAACCGCGTACGTGCGCCGCCCAGCTCTCGGCGAAGGCGAGCGCATCATCAACGTTGCCGGCGATATGGATGGCACGATCGCCTTGCTTGATGACCCAGGCATCAGTAAACCGCCAGGTCGCCGACCTCATTCCGAAAGGCAGCCACCGTCCGCAACAAAGCCATCAACAACTGCTGATCCTCCTCGGACACCTCACCGGGGATCGACATGCCGAGCATGTGGCCTGTGGCGTGCTGAACGAGAACCATGCTCCGGCCGGGCTCGTCGTCGTGGGCCGAAACCTCCAGGCTGATGGGCCTTGCGCCAGTCGGCACGCCATTGCTGTCGGCGATGGCCAAAAGCTGCTTCAAGATGTCTGCTACGTTCATCGCGCATCCCTCCCGCGCTTGACCGCGAGTGTCCAGGCGGCCCCGTCGCCCGGCTTGGTCGCGGTCTTGTAGTTGCAGTGCCAGAGCGAGCCATCGTGCGTGACGAAGTTGCCGGGCTGGTACACCTTGTCGACCTCATGCGGCCCTTGGTAGCTGATCCCTTCGCCCACCTTGGCTTCCAGCGCCTCGATGCGCTCCCGCAGTGGGGCGATACTGTCGCGCACCAGCTCGCCGATGGCGCGGCCGAATTCCTCGGCGTCGATTGGTCCTGTCATCGTCACCATGCACCTCCGCTGATATAGGCGCCGGCGCCAGCGCGAGTCTTCCAGCCGCGATGCAGAACCGCCTTGAAGGCGATGGCTTCAGTCTGAAAGATGCTCACCATGCTCACGGGCGCGGTTGGCGGGCTGGTCGGTGTATCGCTCATCTGGAGCAGCGCATTGGGGCTCCAGGTGATTTCAGCACTGGCGTCCGAGCCGACCATGATGCCGCTCTGATCCAGCAAGCCGATGTAGCCGTCCGCGCTTGCGCTGGTGATAGCGGGCAGGCCCAGCAGCGTTCCGCCGTTCGGCCCCATGCCGGGGAAGGCCAGGGCACCACCCGTGCCGCGCAGGCCGGCAAGCTTGGCGGCAGCTTCGGGCGACAGCACCCACAGTGCATCCTGCAACTGGCCACCCGCTGCGAGCAGGAGTTCAATCGCCTTCTGCAGGTCGGTGTCGATATTGGCCAGCGTGGTTCCGGCAGACACCGCAGTCGGGGCACCGTTCAGAATCGAGCCGGTGCTCGTGGGCACAAAGAATGCGCCGTCCTCGGCCTCGCCCACCGCTGTCGCCAGATCGGTCGCAATGGCCTGGTCGACGCCTTGGGCTTGAGACTGGACAAGCTCCTTGGTCGTTACTGTCAGCGCCGCAACCTTACGCGGCTCCACCACGATGCCCAGCAAGGCGGTTTTGCTCATGGGGATTGCCTGGCGTTCGCCGACAACGTAGGCCGTGGCGCCCGTTCCGAAGGCAATCAGGCGGGTTCGGCTGGGCACTTTGCGAACACGGTCCAGGCGTGCCAGGATCGAATGCGGACGCACCGCTGCCAGGAAATCGACAACGACGTCATTCGTTGCCAGCGCGCCCGTGTTCAAGTCACCGACAGCGGACTTCAGCGCGGTGACGATGGCGGTTTTCTCCAGCCAGAGCTGGGACTCCGCAAAGGCTGTGGCGCCGTCTCGGTCGCCGCCGGCCACGGCCAGGGCGCGCATGTAGCGGCCTGCGGTGCGGCCAATGTGTTGCTGAGTTTGGTTCACGGTATGCCTTTCAAAGATAGACGCAGCCCGGACGGCGGGCGCTGGGGTTGCTGTGGTGGGCCAGCGCCTGACGCTTGACGGCGTCGCGTGTGCGCACGGTGTTGCGGATCAAGGCGACCGCCTCGGACGACGAGTGGTCGACAGATTTCGCTGCGGTAATTGCGGCCTCTGAGTTGCACGGCAGAGGCACGAGGCTCAATTCCATGACCTCGGTTTTGAGGTAGCGAGTACCACCCCCTCGGATCGCTTCGACGGCGCCGTCCAACGCTCGAAAGCCGATGGAGACGCCGGTAATCAAACCGTGCTTGACCGAGAGCCAAGCCGTGTCGACCATGTCCCGCAGCGGGCCAGGCTCAGAAATGATGGGCAAGGTGGCGCGGAATGGGATGCCTTTGCTCGACGGCGTTCCCAGGACCGCGCGGCCCACGGTTTTGGTGGAATCGTGGTGCAGGAAGAGAGGAATGTCCGGGGCGGACTGAACGCCTTCCGGCGCGATCACATCGCCGACGCGATCTGGCGTCGGGGTTGTTGCCCATCCTTCGATTTGGCGCAATTCCCCGTTGAGGGACTTGGCCGTGATGATGCTGAATGCGAGCATGGCTCATGGTTTGGAGTTGACGGTGCCGTCAGTCTGTCGCGACGCTGCCGTCTTGTCGTTCATCGCCCATGACATCCAACTCGCGCGCCAGCACCTCGGGCCGGCGGTGCGATCCGCGCGGGGCACTGACTCGCCAGTAATCGCGCGCCAGGTCGCCGCCCTCGGACAGCCACGAGACACCACCACCGGCCAGGAACAGACGCGCCTCCAGGCTGGGCAACTCGCCACGCATCAACGCCTCAAAGCCTTCCTTGAGCAGCGCGACACGCCCCTCTCGGCTGAAGTCATCAGGCAGCCGCGAACGACCGAAAGGATCATGGAAGGTCATCGGCACGCCTCCTGATACGTACTCCACAGCAGCGCGCCCACGGCGCACCGGCCGACACCATCGAGCCTGCGGCCGGCGGCACAGCACATGGCGCAGCGCCAGTGATGCAGTTGGTAGGCCTTGTCCAGCACGCGCCAGTCGGGGCGGGGCTCAGGCTCGCCGGTCAGCAGCGCCATCAACTCGGTTTTGTGCGGCCGCAGCGCAGGTGCCCAGGTGACCAGTGCATCGGTCGGGCCACGT